TGAAATTATGAGAGATAGTGCAGATTGTGTAAGGGACTTAGCCATAATTGACATGCTTGCTTCTACAGGGATGCGTGTTGGAGAACTGGTGAAACTTAATAAGGCTGACATTGACTTTCAGAACCGAGAGTGTGTAGTTCTTGGTAAAGGAAATAAACAGCGCAAGGTGTATTTTGATGCACGCACCAAGATACATTTGAAAAAGTATTTAGATTCACGATGCGATGACCATGAGGCGCTATTTGTTTCTCTTCAAAAGCCCTATAATAGATTGCAGATAAGCGGCGTTGAAATCAGGCTACGTGAGCTTGGTAGAAAGTTAAATCTAAACAAAGTACATCCGCATAAGTTCAGAAGGACGCTGGCGACAATGGCTATTGATAAAGGTATGCCTATAGAGCAAGTTCAGCAGCTTCTGGGCCATCAAAGCGTGGATACCACTCTGCAATATGCTATGGTTAACCAGAATAATGTGAAAGCGTCTCACAAGAAGTATATAGGCTAAACCAGTCGCAATTTATCGAGATGTTCGGCGATCCAGTTGACAATCCAATGGGCTGGCCGATGCGTAAACTTTCTGATGTTGCCAAGGTCGATGGAACGATGACGAAAGAATATGAGAAATATGCAGATTATCCGCACATTGGAATTGATAGCATAGAGAAAAACACCGGTATTTTGTCTGGATATCGTACCGTTCAGGAAGATAATGTAATTAGTCCTAAGTATTATTTTGGGCCTCAGCATATCCTGTATAGTAAGATTAGACCGGCATTGAATAAAGTGGCACTTCCGGATTTCGAAGGACTCTGTTCTGCAGATTGTTATCCACTATTGGTTAATGGTCTGTGCGATAGAAAATTCTTGGCGCATGTGATGAGATCAGATTATTTTCTTGACCATGTGCTTTCATATAGCGGAAGGTCTCAAATGCCTAAGGTAAACAGAAAACAGTTGGAGGGATTCTCATTCCCTTGCCCACCAATAGACCTTCAAGAAAAGTTTACGGCCTTGATTGACCAGAGCGATAAATCAAAATAAATACTTAAGATGGAGGTGATTTGTTAATGGCTTATGCAGATTTTAAGAGCTATTTTCAAGATAAATATTCCGATATGCTGGCAGAAGCAATTCAGTCTTTTGTCAATAAGCATCATGATGGGATAGGATTTCATGGAATCAATGTCCTGTCTATCGCAGACCAGAAAGTTGAAAATATTGAGGTGAAGTCACTTGTATGCCATGAGGACGGTATTGGTGATTTGCTTCGCATGGAAGTAAGAACAGCAGCGGATATTGTTGAAATGAGTCTGGGTACCAAAGCAATAGAAGCTGGTCGAAAAACCAGATGGTTTATTGTGCACGTAACTGCAGAGCTCCATCATGGTCTTCATGACGTCAAAGTATTTAGAACAGAAGAAAATTACTACGGTGAGTTTGACCAAGAAGGCGCTTTGGATGCATATATGATTCCATATATAAGCACCGATGACCTTGAAGATATAGCAGATGACTTTTTTGAACGTTACTGTTTGGATGCCATCTACAATGAATGGCAACTCCCTTATGGCCATATTATGCGCAAAATGGGAATCCAAGCAGTGGAATCAAATCTCCCGGATAATGTATTTGGGCGCATGTATTTTAAGCCCACAACAATAAAGTATTGGCGTAATTATTACCCTTTGCCTAAAACAGAAATAGAAAGTGAAGTCCCTGCTGGAACGTTGGTAGTAAATAGGCAGCATCACTTTTTGGGTAATTTCGGAAGCGCATTAAACACTATTGCTCACGAGCTTATTCATTGGGATTTACATCAAAAGTTTTTTGAAATACTTGCTTTACTGGATGAAAATGCGAACCAGTTATCGTGTGAAGTTGTGCCTGAAATGCCATCAGAAAATATGACAGGAATACAAAAAGCGATATGGTGGGCAGAATGGCAGGCCAATAACTTGGCACCGAGAATTGTGATGCCGAGAACTATATTCTTGGATGCTCTTCAGGATTGCTATGACGATAACTTTTCACCGGTGTTTTA